GTAGTCCGACGCGCTCGTCGAGCCGTAGGGGTTGCCGCCGATCATGCTGCGGTTCGCGTCAAAGATGGTCGGTGCCGTTGGCATCAGACGCGGGCGAAGAAATAGCGGGCGTCAATGCCAGCCAGCTTCACGCGGTCAGTCCACAGCGACCCCGTGACATATTGCCAGATCGTGATGGCGTTGGTCGTCGGGTCCTTGTAGGCCGCGGCCAGCACTATCTTTCCGAAGTCGTTATCACTTGAAAGCTGCACGTCAGTCGCTCCGACCAGAGGATAGCGAAGGTTCGTGTCGTCCGTCTCAGGGTAGACAAGCGGGTCGGTCGAGCGCACGCCGACGTCGAGATAGACGTAGGAATAGTGCGTCGTGCTATTGAAGTCCCACTTGGCACGCGGCCTTGGCTTTGCCGTCATCTTTTTCGCCGTGCCTCCGATGTCAGACATCAGGGGGTCAAGGTTGTTGACCGTCCCCGGCGTGCAGTAGAAGTAGTAATCGACCGTGGGCCCGTCTTCCCCTGGCTCCGCAGGCGTCGTTACAGATCCGGCCATGAATACGCGGAAAGGATGGTCGGCAAGGCTCACGTTGGAGTCATCGCCGAACGGGCTGCCGACGTTAAGGCTGATGCCGTAAGCGCTGGACGTGAAGCCGTACCCGACTCCTGGCTGGATCTTCATGCTGGCTTGTAGACCTTGTTAGAATAGCCCTCAGCGTTCAGCCGGATCTCATAGGTCACCTTGATGACGTATGCGTTGCCGGCCACCGTCACGGCATAGTCTTCAAAGTTGACCTGCGAAAGTAGCAACTGGTGCCTGCCGCTGATGACGAAAGTGTCTCCAAGGTAAGAAGGCAGGAGCGTGACTCCGTCAAAGGAACGTGATGCGCTGGTCTTGCCGACGGCCTCCTTCAGCTTCTTGGCATTGGCAGGCAAGTTCGTGAAGATGGTTCCCGAGAATGACGTAATGGGGGCAAGATAGTGCGTCTTGCCGTAGAAGTCAGGGAAAGAAGGGTCAAGGAATCCCTCGAACTTCCCTCCATTCTCATCTGAGAAGTGTGCGCCGTTGAGCCCCTTGTAAAGCGTCTGGCCATTGCCTTTGCTCAATGTTGAAGCCGCGTATGGCTTCGAGCCTGCGATCGTCGAGAAGAAATCCGGGTGCGTCGTGATGTGTTCCGATGTGAGGCCGGAGGACGCGCTGACGTTCGGGCGCGTGATAGCCGCATCAAGCTGCACGCCCTCCAGGTCAATCACCTGAAGGCCGTTCTTGTTGAACGTCTGCGTTATTTTGCTGATTCGAGTGCCAGCCAAGTCGGGAATCTGCTGGCCTAGATTGAAGGCGTTTGGGTTGCCTTCATCTGCGATGTAACGGCCTTTTGTCGTTATCAGCCCATAGCCGTCAGCCTGGGTAGTCCATCCCGGCTGGAGCATCGGGACGGTGAGAGGGTTTCCGTTTGAAACGCGTGACATAAGTTATTTGCCCATGAGCAAGGCCTCACGGCTCGGCGCCTTGTTGGTAATGTTGATGTCAGGAGTGTCAGCCGCCTGAGTCTTGGTCGTGTTCCTTGCGATCTCCCTGAGCAGGTCCGTCTGTTCGGTCATCGCCGCAATCACGGGAGACTGGCCGACCCCGATGACGTTGCCGGAGACGCTCTTGGCGTCCGTGGCCTTTTCCTGTGACGCTGTGGTCGTGGGTTGCGTGGCACCCCTTCGGCGCAGGATGTCAGCCATAGCCCCCTGCATCTCAGGGCGACCGACGACGTCAGCAATCATGCTCTCCTCGGAAGTCAGGCCGAACCCGCGTAGGAACGCAAAGGCCGCCTTCTCAGCAAGGCTCAACTTGCTCATCAGAAGCATGACCTCATCCATCGTAAGAGGCTGGTTCTTAAGCGCCTCCTGCATCTCGATGGTCTGTGCACGTCCGGCCAGCCCCTTCTCCTTGGCCTCGCGTTCACGGCGGGCTCGCTCCTTGGCCAAGGCGATCGTCTCGGCGGAAAGGAACTTTGACTCGGCCTCCTCGGCGAAGCGCTTGGCCTCCTCAATCTCCTGGCGGCGCTTCTCAATCTGCGCCGAGATGTAGTTGAGCCCGGCGTTGAAAAGGACCATCGGCCCGAGGAAGGAAAGGAACAGGTCTTTGCCGAAGTTCTTGAACCGCGTCTGGATGCCCTCGACGTTCTTGTCGAAAGTGGACATGGACTTCTTGGCCCTGCCGACGACCTCCTCGACGTCAGACTTGCCCTTCAGCTGATACTCCAGAGTTCGGCTCATGTGTCTTTACTTCTGGGGGTCTGGCAAGTCGCACCTGCTCCATGAAGTCCTCCTCCTCGGTGGAAAGAATGTTTATCTCCGCGCCGGTCCCCTTGGCGAAGGCGCACGAGTACCAGACCGCCTGGCACTCCGGCATCTCCCACGCACGCTGCTCAGGGATGCCGTTTGCGATCAGGGAGGCCACTATGTTCAAGGCCCACGGCATTGACCCACCGGCCTCTCCTTTCGCCGTCCCCTCCTTCTCCCAGAACTTAGGCCAGGATGAGACGTGAACGTACTCGACGAACCGGGCGACGTTCAGTCTGAATACCGAGGCGTTGGTGGACATCCTTAGCAGGTGCCAGCGGTCGGCCAAGGTCACGCTTCCCATCGGCTCCTCGGCGCAGATCTTCACCGCGGCCAGAAGGTCAGCAGGCGTCAGCTTCATGTCCTCCCTTATCAGCGGGGAGTCGATGGCCTCCAGCCTCACCCGGTGCTTCAGGCAGAAGGGGTAGACGACCCGACCCAGCATCCGCACGGGAGCCGGGTCGGTGAAGGCCGCAAGGAAGCGTCGGTCCACGGGGTCATTGTCCCCCGTATTGACTCAAGTCAATCAGGCAGGCGTGATGCCTTCGTAGTCCACCGCGGTGACGGACACCTTGACGAACTCCTTGTTGCCGCCGCGCTCCTCAATCTTGGTGATCGTGCCGACGTAGGTCTTGGAGGCCGAGCCGCTGGGGTAGGCGCTGGTCGTGGCGACGGTGAAGGTGATGGTGGCGCCGAGCGTGGGCGGGCTGTCCGTCTTGGCGATGCCCTCGATGGTCAGCTCGGTCTTGCGGTCGTCCAGGCGGTGCGTCTTGGTCAGGCCGGCCTCGTCGACCACCGTGTCCTCGGAGACGAAGGACGCGCTGACCGTGTAGGACTGCACGAAAAGGTTAGAGACAGTGCCCGCCACTCCGTAGAGGCAGGTCGTTCCATTGATTACGGCGGCCATTTACTTTGGGCAGATTGGCAAGGGTCAGACGGCCGGGACCACGCAGAGCAGTTCAAAGGTCATTGAGGTCGCCCAGGAGCGCTCATCCACCCCCTCGTCCTCGCTGCCAGGGGTGATGTCATAAAGGCTGGCATCTCCCGTCGCCGTGAAGGCCGCCTTCATCGAGGAAAGTCCCTGCATGACGCCGGCGATGGAAGCGCAGCGGGCACGGTGCGTGGTCAGGGTCGTGTCGTCGGCGTTGGACGCCATGATGATGCGGGTCGTGCAAAGGTAGTTCCCGAGGCCCTCAGGCAGATCGGCGGGCGGCCGGGCGGAGTCCACGACCACGATGCAGCGCGGAAGGTCCATGACGGAAGCCGAGTCCCCGGTGTAGAAGTTGACCCCCGTCAGCCCGTTGTCCAGGGCCAGCTGCGCGGAGACGACGCCCTCGACGATGTGCCTGATGCTCTTGGTGCCCATCTTATCCCTTGTTGAACTGTCTAACGTCGCCCTCGATTGTGCGCTTCAGCTCAATCTCCAGACGCTCCTCGACATGGGCGAGCGCCATGCCAGGGGCGTTTACGCGGGTGGCCACTGAGTCCGTGTCGCCGATGCGGTTTCCGATCACTACATTGTAATCTGTCTTTGAAAAACTTGTGGCCTGATACCCAGCGGAGCCTCCGTGACGCTTGATGAACTTGGCGATGTCCCTGATGCCACCGACACTACTTTGCCTGCCTTTCTTCTTAGGCTTTGGAAGGCTCATCATCACGCGCCACCAGCCTGACTTTATCTTGCCGACCATCTTCTGACGCATGGCAACGTACTGCGATAGCACCTGTTTGCTCTTTACGAGATGATACCCGAGGATGGTCGTTGGCTTCTTTATGACCATGCGTCCTCCGCGAGTGACCTTCATCTTCTCATGTATCGGCCTGAGCTCCTCGGCGCTCAATCCTTCCTTGGTCTGCTTCACTTCGCCCATCGTGTAGGCGGCAAAGAAGTTCTGGGCTTTGTAATAGCCACGGACCGGGTCGGCATCATTCACAATACGTCGGACAATCTTTGAGTCCCACGGGATGTCTTTCGCCATCTGTTGAGCGTCGAAATAATCAGACATCCTGCCTGTCTTGGCTGCCAAGGCCAGCCTGTGCAGAAGGATGCCAGGGCCGGTCCTCTTCGCCCGCGCGTCCAACGGCTTGAAGATGTTTCCGATGTCACGGGCAAGGGCCGCGTTGCCTGCCTTTTCAGCGTCCTTGGTGGTGCCCATGAACGATCCGTCAACGAAAGGCGGAGTGTACCACATGGTGTCCCGACAAAGCCAAGCCGCCGAAAACAATGAAGTGTATTCCATAGACCAGCCGACCTCGCGGGCATACTCCTCCAGCGCCTTGTTGAAATCGGCCAGACTCTCAGGCGTGACCTTGGCCGCGAACACGGGTCACTGGTCCTCGTGGATGACCACCAGCGTCACCCACGCCGACCCTGGCTTGTAGGTCTGCCCCGTAACCCGCAAGTTCTTCCCCCCAGCCACGATCTTCTTGCCGATGCCCAGGGAGGCCACGGGAGCCCCGCCGCTGATGATGGCCCCAGATGCCCCATTAGACCCGTCTGGCAGGCTCCAGGAGGCGTCGGAAGCGGGCAGTCGGACGGTGTGCTGGGTCTGGGTCACAAAGCCCCCCGCCTCGAGGGTCTGCGTGACCTGCGGCTCGGACAGCAGGCACTGAAAGGTCAGCGCCCCGGAGTTCGCCGACCCGGCCACCCCGAAGTCTGCGATCATCTCCTTCGCGT